CCGGCCGTCCGTCTTGAGCGCATCGATCACAAGCTCGAACTTGCTGTTCTTCACGCTGAACGCCGAACCAGAATTCACGGCGCCGAGCGTGACACCAAGCCGCGCACCAAGCACCGTGGCCAGCAACGAAATACCACGACCGTCGGTAGAGTTGTCGGTGACCTCTATCCAAGAAGCAGACACGTCCACCAGCTTTGGCATCGCGTCAACCACATCGAGCAACTTGCGGATCATCCCCAGATCATCCTTACTACCGGTGATAAGCAGATCCCCACCAGCCGCAACAGCAGCCCGGGGACCGAAAGACGCCACGATCAACGACACCAGAAAGTCGCTGGGTCTATTCTTCGGGCTATATACATCGGAAACGTCGTCCTTCAACCGTCGACCGAGAACAGGCTCAGCGCCGGCCAGCTCACCGTTGACGCCGGCGACCGCACTAGCAGAACTATGAGAAGCAGCAGAAGGGGCGACATCATCACCTACCGAACGAATGTCAGCAGACACCTTGGCTGTAGGCACCAGATAGTAGACGCCATCACGAACATCAATCGACACGCCCTGCTGCAGCAAAATACCCTTCACGAAATCCAAAACCTTGCGGTCATCGATGGTGCCCACGCTCAAGGTAATCCTACGGTCCATGGCAAGAACGTCAGGGGCGATCACGTAGTCGACGTGAAGCAGATTCTTAAACGTCGACTGGCTGAACGCAAGCAATGAGACATCGTTGAAATTGAAAGATATCGGCGCGGCCAAAGCGAACATCGGCAACGCGAAAAAAAACGCAAGCACGTACCTCATTGAGCGCTCCTCACCCACTGATTGCGACTGACCTCGGCTTCCCAACCGCCGCCTGGCTTCATCACCATATTGACCGGCTCAACGGTCGTGCCGTCCGAGAGCGTTACATAAGTACGCCCGGTGACAGCACGCACGAAACCAACGCCCTTTACCTTATCCGAATACACGCGCTCCACAACTACACCGCCACCGGCCTGGACAAGTGAAGACGGCGCCAGGAACCTGACGCCGAACACACCGATGACTATCCCCAGCGCCATAGCGCCTACTAAAAATTTTGTCATATGCTTAGAGACTGGTTTTGGCGGCAACGCACGACCGCTGATTAATTGAAGACCTGCAGGACCGGGCAACGATGGACCGACGAAATCGGGAGGCACGCCGACCTTGGCGGAAAGGTGCCACGCCGACATTAGGCAGTGAGTACCGTGCGGGTAAGAGTCGGAAAAAACCTGCGTGGTGTTATAAGCGTCGTTGAGGTCATCACCGCGAAAGACCCAGCGGTCTGCGACAAGACCGTCAGGCATCGAGCCGAGCCGAACAACACCGATGTGAACACGCGGCAGATTGCCGTCAGTAGCACCAGCCGTGAGCAACTTCAACACGCCGCTGATAACAGGCACCTTCATACGGTCCAGGCGATTCAAGCGCACAACGTACTCAAGCAAGCTGTCACGCAACTGCTTATCGACCTGAGATATGTTCTGCATTATGAAGAAGATGTCCCACCCATATTTGCGAGCGTGAATAGCCCACTCAAGCATGTCCGCCCTGCCCTTGTCCTGAAAGTTCCGAGTATTCAACCAGGAGCCGCACTCATCGAGCACGAGCGCACCGTTATGAGACTCATCGAAACCCTTCAACAACCGCGGCGATGGTGCCATGGCTGAAAGAGCCTTGTCACCGTAGACAATGATTGGGTCGAACTCGACAAACCGATTGCCGCTACCAATCATGTACAGGTCAACTGCTGCGGGCTTATCAGGGATTCGAAGCACGCTGGCCTTATCACGAGGCGTCATCAAATGTTCCAGGAACACATCGCAGTTCGTCGCAACGCGCTTGCCGGAGCGCAGATAGCGCCGTATCTGATCGATGCCAGCCTTGCCCTTGCCACTTCCGAGCTTACCAGTGATCGCGTAAACGGCCATCCTCGCCCTCCGTCTTATCCTGCTTCAGCTTCGGACGTACCCTCTGCAAAAAATCGTCCGGCAGATCAGCAACCAACCACTTAAACACAAACAGCACGACCGCAACGAAAACAACCAGGAGGATTAAGCACTCACGCTGATCGACGCTCATATCGTACGGCTCCACAACTGCAGGATATTGACCTTCCACTTGTAGAGCTCAACCAATGCCCAAAAGGTCATGTAGCTCGAAATAAGCGCAGCAGTATGAGGCGACACCACAACCGACACGCCGACAGCGAACATGGGATGCAACGAACCAGCCCCAACAATCGCGGCAGATATGGCCGCCCGCAACGAAACATAGAGCGCCACGAACAGCGCCGTCACGACCACGATGAGAGCTGCCGCCACCGCAACCTTTTGGGTAAGGAACTTAGCGAGCCAGACCACCAACCCAGAAAACACGTTGAATAAAAATGTAGCCAAAAGCGGCATAACAACCTCCTAACTACGCGACAGGTTTTTGCGTCGCACGAGAAACCATCGACATGACCGCAAAGACAAACGCTGCAGCCCAAAACGCCTCAAACATATCGGCGGCTAAACCAATGTAGCGACAAACGTCGACTGTCCACGAACTGCCGATCAACGGTATCTGCAGAGTAGGATTGACGCAATTCCCACTGGGAAGATTAAAAGACGTGAAAGGCAGCGAAGTATCCTTGCCGGTGTCGCTGGTGGCAGCGTCCAGCCCCTTCTGCCGGTCATCGCCAACGCCTTCGACAAGCTTGCTTAGGCTGTCCCAAAGACCTTTTCCATCAGGCGTGCCGGTCTCATCGATCCTGCAGGCAGGCTGACCAGGTGCGCCGCAGTTTGCCTCAGTGTCACCGCCGCCCGTACCACCACCAGTACCGCCACCGGTACCGCCTCCAGTGCCGCCACCTGTTCCACCACCGGTACCGCCTCCAGTGCCGCCACCGGTCCCACCGCCAGTACCACCGCCAGTACCACCACCAGTTCCACCGCCAGTGCCACCACCCGTGCCGCCACCACCCGTTCCACCGTCACCACCGGTCCCGCCACCACCATCACTACCACCGCTGTAAGCGGGAGCACTCGTATCAGGGGGCGAATCTCCGCCAGCGTCTTGCCCGGTCTCCTTAAAGTAGACCGTACATTCTTTCAACTGCGCTCCATTTTGCGCCTCATGCCAAAAACAACCTCCGACCTCAGAAGCCTTAATCTCACAGCCCGCCGAAGCACCAACCGCGTCCATTGGATCATGAATGCGCTGAAGAATCGTATCGATACTGCCCGCTTTCGTGTAAGCGACAGGGATGCTGTAACTGCCTGCATCAATACCAACGCTACATCCCCCCTGACGAGACACCGAAATAGCGAACGAAGCACCATCGCCGCCGATCCAAGTAAAATTTCCGGAACCAGCCTTGACAGCAGAATCCAAACCGCTACAAGTACCAGAACCATGTGTCTTAATTCCAGAATTAGGAAATGCATTGATGGTGCTACAGCTTGGCGGATTAAAAATCTGAGTACCAAACAGCTCCCGAGAAAACACCGTGAAGGTATGAGCGGCGAAGCTGCTCGGCGAAAACAGCGTGAAACAGGCGAAGACCACGACGACACAAATGCGATCCATGATCACTCTCGATATACCGTACGTAAACGAAAAAGGGGCGCACAAGTCGCCCCCCACGATGCGACACAGCCGCGTCGCTTAGCCAGCGCGGGAGAAGGCCTTTTTCATGAAGCTGATGCCCCAGAAGCCTGCGGCAACGATGACTGCAACGCCGAACGCGGCGGTGATGTAGGACTGCGCGGTAGCGCTCAAAGCGGTGATGGCGTCGACGCCAGGATCGCCAGCAGCCATTGCCGACGAGGTTGCAACAGCAACGCCAACGGCCAACAGGCCGCGCTTCAGATTTTTATTCATGAGAGACTCCGAAAAATAACGCCTACATAAAAGCGCCGATCGGCAAACGGCGCAGTACTACGAAAATTTATTCCAACGTTTCGATCGCACGACGAGCAATGCGCTGTATCGCACCTCCCGCATAGCCGATCCCAAAAGCTGTAAAACACAGCGCAATAATCTGCAGTGTCGAGAGCGCGCTCATTTGTGGCCCAGAAAACGAACAACGATGAACTTGAACAGCAACACACCAGCAACGAAAAGGCCAGTAAGGAACAGGGTCGGCGCCAGCGCCCAGAGCAAACCGATCATCGTTGACCTCCAGCGATCCAGCCGACAGCCAGGCACAACACGAGCGCGGCACCAATAAAAATGTCTGCAGACACGTTCACTGCACTTCCTCCCGACCCACCGACAGAACCTTGCATAGCTGTAATTGCTTGAAAATCAGCGCCGGACAACGCAACAGCCTGGCACTGCGACAAATCCTTCGGATTTGGATCAACAAGCAGAAACTCAGCGAGCACCAGCGGCGTAATATTCGCGTGCGATGCATCCTGATAATAATTAATGGCGCCAGATGGACCACTAGCCGTATTACCAGCATATCCACGCATCAGGCACGTTGCCATTGACGATCCCTTCCCCACTGGAACCGGAATAGAAGCCAATAAAGCGACATATTCGGCACCTGAAAAATATTGAAAGTCGCACTGCGATCCGTCGACCAATGCAAACTGCGCATACGTAACCGGCACAGAAAGTGTCGAGCCAGTGGCATCCATCAGATAGTTCTGCGCGTTAAACGAGCCAGCAACATTCGTAGCGCCAGCCCCACCAATGCGCGAACAAATAGCCATTTTCGTTACTCGTAGCGGAAATTAAGCAGGAGACTTATCACTGGCCTTGCCCTCGCGGATAGCCTGAATCGGCTTCACAGCCACGATGATCTGCTCCATACCCTTGGTGCCGCTCACCATGTCGATGTCGATTTCGGCAATGAACGGGAAAGGCAGATGCTTGATGGACTGAACCACCTCGGAGTTTTTGCACTTCATCGCTTCGGTGCACATGCCGAACGCGTTATCGCTTTCCTTAAGCACGACTTCGACGAACAGCTTGCCGCTGTCGATAGCCTTACCATCATCCATGGTTCCCTTGAACATCTTGGCGCCGCGCACGGTCGCTTGAGCTTTAACTTGCATTTCACTTCTCCATTGATTGGGCTGGCACGTGCGCCCTGTTCACGCCGTCGGCCACAACGGATTTTTCTAAACGAGCTGGTACACCGGGTACATGCAGCATTTCGTAAAGGGCCTGGTAATCCATCTTCAACTCGTGGGCGAGCTGGTATAGCGTCTTGCCGTATGCGGCGGTCAAATAGTGCGTGAGGCGCTTAAGCACAATCGTGCGCTCCTCAACAACGATGTCACGCTGTTCGGTCTTGATCTTGGTTTTAATGCTGTCGACAAGCTGCTCCAGAGCGATGAACCCACCAGCAAAATACGTTGTTGGGTTAAGCACGATGTCATGCGGGATCACGCGGTCGCGGTTACCAAAACGGATTTCAATGCGAAGCCACTCGCTGGAAGGATCGCCCAACTGCTTACCCTTCTCGTAAATGCACAGCTCCTTACCATTGGCCTTTTTGCCGAGGTACATCGTGCGTCCATTCGCGTGCAGATCACCGCTGTGACCGCCTTCCATATAGCGCCTGGTCGGAATACGTCCACCACAATTGAACTCCCCTGCCCTGTACAGATCATCGAACTGGTCGAGCGTGAAGCCTTCCATGAGATCGAGCGCAGTGTCGGCCCGCGTGATCCTGGCATCGAGGTCTTGCATGGTGGCGTAGACTGCTTGCCAATCGCTGACCAATGCGCATCCCTTACCGGACAGGTCGACACACATCGTATTACCCGTACTGGTACCGCCCATCGCAACAATCGCAACGCGGATCAGCTGGGCATCCTTCCAGACCATCACGTCATAGCTTTGCTTGTAGCCATACATGCCCTTGTCGCAAGGGATGAAGTTCACCGGGAGCGGGAACCACAACGCGAAATAGCGCTTGAGCTGGTCCAGCGCGTCGAGAGTCGACGTAGAAGGCAGGAAGGTAAAACGAAGCCAATCGATAATCGCCAGCCGCTGACTGTGGTCACTTTCCCCCCGTATTACAGTACGGGGGGAGCCTGCGGCGCGGCCCGCGCGCCCGGCTGCGCCGTCCACACGTGCCGAGCCTTCGGCCCGCATCACGTACGCACCCCGGAAGACAAAATAGACCAGGCCACGACGGACGCCACCATCAACGTCGATATCACCAACCGACTCATACGACACCTCGCAGGCGAAGCTGTTCCTCGGCCCAGGCTACCTGGCGGTTGACGTAGTGTTCTCCCAGAATGTCGATCTTGGATGCTACGAGCACCATGTATTCTTCAAGCTGCAGGTCGGTCATGGTGAGACTGGTCATTGAGCTGCCTCCACCAGGTAGGCGCGATAGACGACGCGCTCAGACAGCAAGTTCAACTCAGCAGCAATACGGCCGGCCGTGGCTGAGTCCATCGGTTCACGATAGCCAGCCGTTGCGGTCCAGACATCACCGCCGACAGTACGGCACTCGATAAGGTAGCGGTCGGTATCACGCGCCAGCATGGCATAATTGGAGATATCTTTTCCAGTGGGAAACATAATGGATTTATCGTCAATGCAACAATGGACGGCATCACTAAACGAGCTCATGACAGAGCTGCACAGGAGACTAGTAATCCTTGCAGTGCTGGAATTAGTGATATGGCTAGGGATAGCGTTCTTCATTTTCCAGGCTGGGCGATGGTACGAGCGCAGCCGAGCGAAGGTGCGGTTCGATGACGAGTATTGGGATCCCAAAGAACCAACACTGTGACAATTCGTGAGAATTGCTTGTTGACCTGTTGCTGGTAAACCAATAGGATTCGTCATATGCAGCTACATCTGTAATCGTTCACAGGCGTAGCCTAGGCTACAGGTGTAGCCATTGTCAATAGGAAACGATATGAAAAGCGTGAAATACTTGGAGCAGTTGCGAGAAACCCTCGGCAACAAATCGGACGCCGAACTGGCACGACGCTTGAACGTGAGCAAAGCATCCATCAGTCACTACCTGACTGGACGTCGCGTCATGGATCAGGAAACGTGCTTAGCCGTAGCAATGGCGCTGAAAATGAACGAGCATGAAATGCTGCAGTTGCTGATGGCTGCTGGACTCGACCGTGCAGAGCAACAGGGGCAGAAATCGCTGTGGTCGGTTTTTTCTGAGCGGATGGCCGCGACAGCCGCTACTGCCGTGCTTGCAGCAGGTGTCAGTTTATTTTTGACACCTCAAAACGCGGAAGCCAGCAACCGTATGGCCTCCTTCGCGTCCGACGCCACAACCAATTTATATTATGTCAAATGCCGTCGCCGCCGTCATGCGCTACGTCGGGCAATATCGGCATGGTTTGAACGGCTGTCGCGTTCGACTGCACTGCCCGCGACAGCACACTAGCAAGTCCAGTATTTCACGCTTTGATACGCCTGCCATGAGCAGGCGTTTTTTATGTGCGGCCACAACGCGATACTGCCTACGTGCCCGCGCCTCTCCCCATCGTGCGCCGCGCAAGTTACGGAGCTGCCAGTAGGCGTTACGGATAAGTCTGAAGATGACAAGCAGCTCGGCCTGACTGATTTCGTCGAACGGAAAAAGTTCTAATTGCATGTCAGCAATATAGCGAAAAGCTGGCATTCTTGCCAACTCCCGAAAAGCTGGTCTTCAGTGGGCGCCGGTGGCCGACGTGCAGCAGGCGGGCTTTAACCAGGTCGGCTGACTACCCGCTAAAACTTTGAAAACATGTCGCTCCTCGCTCCGTAGCGCCCAGGCCGCCAGCGCGAGCTACTTCAACGTCCACCACCGACTTGGCGACGCCCTCAAAGATTTTGCCTTCGGCCGCTTGTGCTCAGCAAGGTATTTGATGTAACGCGTTACAAAATATATTTACCGTAACGCGTTATATTAATTGATTTATCGTAACGCGTAACGTATAATGTATTTATCGTTACTGATAACGCTAATTAGGAGAAAGGTATGAAAGTAGCCAAAGACAATAAGACGCTGGAACTGCCGATGCCTGGCGCAAAACGCGGTCGCGGACGCCCTCCTACGTTCAGCGCTATGACAAACGCCGAGCGCCAGAAGGCCTACAGGGACCGCATGCGCGCAGCAGGCGCGTCACGAGCCTCCAGGACAGCAACAGCGGGCAAATTTGAGATGGACAGCGACGAGGCAGAATGGGAGCGCGGACGCGTCGCCAAGATCGAAGACGAACTGTCAGCAGCCCAGACGCGCATCGAGCGTCTGGAAAAAGAAAACGCGCTTCTGATCGAGGAGCGCGCAATGGCATTCAAAGTCGCCGACCTGGCGAAGGCCGAGCTGCAAACCGTAACGCAGAAGAACGGCAGCACCGGCAAGCTAGCCAGCCGGGTGAAGGAACTAGAAGCCCAGTTGCGCGAGATAAACGCCGAATATAACAGGGCAACCGACCAGTACGCCGACTGCGTCCAGATCATGAAAAACCAAAGAGAGGCAATAACGACAATGAGCGCTACGATTAAACGTAACGCGTCACGAAAAAAGAAAGCGCCAACCGTCACTCCGGCTTAACCACCTTGGCGCTCAGGATCAGCACCAGGTCGGTGTGTGCCGACGTCGATGAGCGCGCCGCCCAGCTGGGGAAGAACGACAGCGCCGACGACGTGCCGGAAGACTGCGTATCGTTCAAACCGCCAATCAGCAGCACGTCACCATCCGCCACCGTCACCTTGGTTTTCACCTGGCGCTTGACCAAGGTCGGCGATGCGGTCACGCCGGTGGCCGTCGACTTGAAGTTGCTAATCTGCCCGTCGACGAGCAACTGGATGCGACCGTTGCCCAACACCTTCGGTAGCACGTCCACTATCACGCCAGAGGGCCTATACACGACGTTCTGGACTGTGTTGCCCGCGTTGTCCCTTCCAGTGCTTGCAATCGTCGGCGTCTCGTCTCCAACGGTCAATACCAGCTTCTCATAATCGTCGCCGACCACCCTGCTGTTCGACACCTGCTTAAACCGGCCGTCCGTCTTGAGCGCATCGATCACAAGCTCGAACTTGCTGTTCTTCACGCTGAACGCCGAACCAGAATTCACGGCGCCGAGCGTGACACCAAGCCGCGCACCAAGCACCGTGGCCAGCAAC